CAGGTTCCCGTTTGGGACCAAAGACTAACACGAACAGTGATTCGAAATCACCGATCATTGTTCGTACCGGGAGGATTGAAGAAGAAAGGTCCTCTCCACAAACGACACGGAAGTGTAACCGTGCCGCCGGTGGCCTCGCCGGCGAAAAAGTGATAAGAGCAAAATACCTCTTGCGGGGTTTGTCACTCATTCTCCGCCATCACGATTGTCCAAAAAGGGTGGTGCAAAGCTTTGTTAAACAAGCTACACCGTACCTGACGATCGATGATGAAATCTCCTTCATTGCGAGGGCGAAACACCTCATGCTCTGGCCAATGGCCAGATATTTGAGGAATGAGCTACCAAAGGAACCTGACTTGGTTCTAAGGTGGGTAGGATCCTGGAATAGGTGGTCTCGTCAAAGACTTAACCACTTCTGCCAGAAGAATACACACCTATGGTACTCATTTCTTCAAGGGAAGAGATCCGCAAAGCAGGTCTCTGATAAGATTGTTCTTGCGAACTATCTTAAACACCGGCGCCAGATGGCAGAGCCGGATCCCATTGATGATGAATCGCTCCGAAGCGTGATGAAGCTCCTTGATCCCGTGCTGGAGAAGTTGGGTTCATCCCTAATAAAGGGATATCCTAAACTTCTCCTGGATCCGTTCCAACCTAGGTACATGCCTTCTTATCGGCATGTTTTGAGGATGAGAAAATCTCTCCTGACCTACGGTGTTCCAAAATAGGAACCCGCGCCTCTAATGGCGCACGTGGAGCGTTACGTGGGAGGGTCGGCCTGCCGGTCGTCCTCCCTGAAAAGGAGTCGCTTCTTGAAAGAGAAGAAACAGAGTTGTACTTAATGTACCTGATACCAGGCCTTACGCGGGTTAGCAACTCCCTGCGACAGGACTGTGTCATTGAAGTACGTTATAGAAAAGAAGAAGAGAGGAAACTGCGTGCTACGCTTATAGAGGATACACTTGACCTATGGCACAATCCTCGGCCCTTACGGGCTGAGATTTGTGCGGTCCTAGAGCCGCTTAAAGTTCGGACGATCTCCAAAGGAGAACCGACGTTCTATTATTTGGCTAAGCGTTTCCAAAAAGCACTACATACAGTTATGCGACGTACCGACCAATTCAGGCTAATTGGCCGGCCCCTCTGTCCGACGGACCTTATGTCTATACGCTCGGAATTCACCAAGCTCACTGACCCTTCGGGGTCTCAGTGGCTTTCAGTGGATTACTCCGCAGCAACAGACGGTCTCTCGGCGAAGCTTTCTCATTCGATCCTTCGTAGGATCCTGGAATGTGCCTTTATTCCACCGGATAGTCCATATGGACATGCGCTTCTTAAAACTCTAGCCCCTCATCAGATAACTTACCCCGTAAAGGAGGTTGAGATAACTGAGAGGATCCTCC